GTCCAAAATACCACCATATGTTTCATTGGTAGCGGCACTATCGTACGCATCTTCCTCATTAAAAGTCGCAATATTTTTGGACGCGTTGGGATAATTCCCAGCTGCCAAAACACAGCGCATGAGTAGATTTGTGACATGTGTTTTACCTACAGATGATGGGCCAAATAACGTTATGGCATACGGTGCGATACGCACATTTGCACCCTGAACACGAGTCAGTACAGAGATATACAATTGCTTAGCTTTAGTAAGTTTAGCAAGTAAACTCTGACGCAACATGGGATTATCAGAAGCTTTTCCGATTTTCCGCGATTCAGTGCGCAATGCATCTTCGAATCTTTTTACCAGTTTTTCAATCCGGACATGATATTCTTCGATGCCATTGATGCCATGTTTCTCAAATATTTCTTGTTGACCGAGATCAACACATGGCTCCAATGTAACAAGAGTCGCAAACTCTTGATCGAGTGATTCAGCTTCCTCATTCTGCATCCATAAAAATGATATATCATTGTGCATGAAAGCAAGGTAGAATCGCTCGCAAAAGAAGATGACGGTATCAATAATCATCATCATAAAATCGACGGAATGTTTTTGAACATTCCACGATCGAACCTGGAAGCTCTTCAACAATTCTTTATGCTTAGAAGCAGCTTCCGGGAAGAATCCAACGGTGACCATAAAACTCAAAGCATTTGTAATGTTTTGAGCTAATGGACTAGTTTTAACACAATCGGACCAATTGCGAATAGACGTCCGAATGGTGTCAAATATAGTTGTTTCAGAGCCCTCCTTAGCGCTCTGAACAGACCATACTCCATTACGAAGGGTGGCTATAACATCACCATTAGATATAATTTTGGTAAAAGTCTTTGCTATTTCATAAGCGACAGACTTATACCAACCAATGATCTCACGTACAGATGAATAACGGAGATCATACCGACAACGTTCGCAGAATTCAAGACTCCAGCAACAAGTGCTGTCAAATCTTCTGCACGAC